GTGTTCTGTTTGTCCAAAAAAGAAAGTTTTGCGCGATTTTGTACGCGTGTCGCTGTCTTCTTATTGACATGGATGGCACCGCGCCGAGCGTTGCAACTAGCGCATGAGCCGACGATGTTGGTTCTGTCGTAAGGGTCGCCGCCGCGGTCTAACTCGACAACGTGATCTGCTTGGCTACTTGGTTTCTTGTGGCACCAGTGGCAGATGGGTTCTTCTTGTAGGACTTGGGTTCGTAGTTGTTTCCATTGTTTGGTGTTGTAGATCGGGTTGCCGCTCATAGGTCAAGAGCATAGGTCAAGGTCAAGAGATACTGACGCCCAAGCGAGAAGAGCACTCGCTCGGTTGTCCTCGGTTGACATGAGTTGCGCGTGTGGTTTGTGTCCCCCACTATTTAGGGCAAGTAGCCCATGGGAGCCTGTCTAGTTTTGTTCGGTGGACAACCATTCGCCTTTGCGTTAGGGAACGCTGATCGGTCGCTTAGGCGCGACCGTCTACCCTCGTTACCGAGTGTTCCCACGATCGGCTTCAGTTTCCGAGTAGGGCTAGTGAACGCCTCTATGCGCTCTAATGTTTTCAGTTGTAGAGATCGGACGCTACACGCGCCGTAGTGCTAGATCAAGCAGGGTTTGGCTGGGACTTCTCAATCCATGCCAGTTTCGTCCATTCGCCGTTCAAGAGTTGTTCGGCAAACAGGATGTCGGCGGTCTTGTAGAACTGTCCGTTTATTGTCAAGTATTCGACTACGCGATCGTTTGCTATCGCTATAGCAAACACTGGGTGTGTGAAGTAACAGTTAGTGCCTGACGTCCGTATGCGGATCGGGTTGATCGGCTGAATGTATTCAGTTGTCATCGGGTTTCCTTGCTAGTCGTTCGCTGATTTTGTCGAGGTGGCATGGCCGCCATACGTGGACTTCTTCGCCTGACTCTTCAAGGCTGTTAATCCATTCCCACTGCGTTTCGGAAACAACCCCCTTGTTGGTTTTGAGCTCGCAGAACAAAGTGCCGCGGTATGGGTGGCTCATGACTAGGTCGGGAAAGCCTTGGTTGCCTGTGTTCGGTGTAATCCATTTACCCGGTCGGATCTGTGCGGGCTGTGTGTGCATGACGCGCCAACCATGCAATTTCGCCAATGTTATAACGGCTTTTTGAAACTCTGCTTCGGATGGTTCAGCCACCGTTAATCAGCCTGTCTATTAATTCGGACGCTTCACGCTTTGTGGTCGGTGCGGCACCCTCCCAGTTTTTGGCTCGAAGCATCCCCAGTTGTTTGGCGGTCGGCGGTTCGCTGGACGACCCAAGCGCCTGGGTTTGTGCAGGAGCTGCGTTAGTGGTCGTTTGTGGTTGTTCGCCTTGACGGTACACCTTGACCATTTCTTCCAGTGAGGCACGCTTTTTTGATCCTTGATACTGGTAGTTCGCTAGGGCGCGTCCAATGGCGCTGGTCTCACAGTTCTCTAGGGCACTGGTTTTGTTGACCATGGATGACCCACGGATCTCTTCGGCGTACCCGGTGGTGGTCGGGACTGTGTCGGCTATGTCGGCGTAAAGTTCGGCACGTATAACGATGCGTTGTCCGTCGTCCACAACAATGTCGGTGACTATTCGTCCGCGTGGGCAGTCCTTCCAAAACAGTGGGAGGCGTTCAGCTACTTCGGCGTAGTCGGCTGGGTTAAAACTCATGACTCCATGTCCTTCAAGTGTCGGGCCTGTGCAGGCGTTTGGGTTTTCAGATTGTTGATGACTCGAATCATGGCGACACAACGAGCAGTTTCCTCAACTGTCATTCCTTTGAAACCAGACTCTTCAGCGCATTTAAGACAGATGCCGCGCAGCTCTGTACGCATCCGAATATCGGCAGAATTGAAACCACAAGCGCAAATGTTGCAGTTCATTTGAAACCGCCCAGACGCATAGCCACGATCGCGTCTTGCGTGCTCTTCGTGAGGTTAGACAGATAGATACCGTTCTCCTCAGCAACATAAGCCAACTCAAACAAGGCCTTGCGTAACATCTCAATATCCGTCTTTTGGGCGTCTAACTGCCAAGCGGCTGCTTTCATCGCAATCTCCGCTTTAGCGATCGCGGCGGTCATGTCCGCTAACTGTTGGTTCATGGTCGGGGCTCCTTGATTTGTCGGTATTTGCCGTCACGATATACCAGCGGTGTTGCTGGGATCGGATCAACGACTTCTTTTCGTTCTAGACGCTGGCGTTCCTTCCAAGTCAGACCGCCCCAAATACCACAACAGTCCTGACGTGTCGTAGAAAACTTGAGAGCCTCATCAAGACATTCTTGGCGTACCGGACACACTGCACAGACTGCTTTGGCTTCCTTAATTTTGCGGTTGATATGGCGCTCACCGAACTCAAAGATGAACAAGTCAATATCCATGCCTCGACAAGCTGCGCGATCCCACCAGCGGTCTAGCACAATCGCCAAGGTTTCCATCCGCAACCACCGCCCTCAGCGATATCGGAGTACAGCAGATAGGCGAACCTGAGGTTAAGGGTCGGGTCGCTCATGGCTTCAGCAAATGGCATATTGAAAACTTGCTCCACGTACTTGGTGTGGATTTCGTTGATCTGAGCAATCCCGTGATCCGAACCATTAAAGCGGTCAGCCAGTTTAGGGTCACTGGACAGCGGCGTGATGTTGAGACAGCGCGTTTCCTTCCACAGCAGGCGACCCAGTTTCTCTAGCGTCTCAGTGTTATTCGGCCAGCCGACCGTGATCGCAGTCTGGAACCATTCTTGGCATTTGGTATCCGGGTCAAAGTCGGCAAGTCGAGTAAACGGAACGGTGCTAGTCGTGCTGGTCGTCGTGCTAGTCGTTGTCGTTGTGAGCTCTTCTGCGCGGTCCTCAAGTTGTTGAGGTGTCAACATCCCGAGCGTGACCGTGGAGGGCACAGACGGCGTTTTAATGAAGTCTGCGTTGCCCTGTACGCCTGTGATCGCCCACAAAGCGCATATTCCGTAAGTGAATATTGATAAAAGTAAGAATCGTTTAAGGTTCATTTAGTAGTCCTCTGATAGGTCCGCAACTGATTTGCGGGTGCTGAAGAATCCCTCCAGCATTGGTTTCTGCATGATCTCTCGGGCCATAAAAGCGCGGTAATTGTTGTTGAATTTGAACTCGCTACTGGGGTCGTTAGTGATCGCGTGTTCGTAGCGCAAGACTTCAATAAGAGCTGCGATGCCGTAATGCGTGTATCCGCGGTGCATCAGCTGGTAACACATTTTGGTGAGGGTCGGCATGACCCAAGGGTTTGCTTCTTTGAAGGCTTCGTATTTGAGCATTTCGGCTGGAACAGCGAGAACGTCAAAAAGGGATGGTTGCATTGCTTCCTCCTGCGGTCGGGGTCCCGCTATCACGGGACGCACTTGGTTGCCAGTCATTAGACCGACTCCCAGACCAAATGTCAAGTCACCGCGCGTCGAGTGTAGGAAAAGCCGCTATGGCATCTAGGACGGCTTGTGGCAGGTTGTCTCCGCAGACGTAGCGAATATGCCACGCTTCAGCGTTAGCGCCGTTTTTGACTTCCCATGAGAACCCAAACTTTAGGGCGTTGCTGGTGGAGAATCCGTCGCCTAGTAACCATTCGAGTCGTTTGCCTGAAGCTGACGCGACATCTATGGCGAGTCCCCAGCCGTGGTTGCTTGTACCGGGTGTTCCTGCTGGGGCAAACCCTTGTTTCAGGAACCAAACTTGCCCGTTGTATTTGCGGGTCACTTGAGGTTTACGAAAGTTTGGTTTGGCTTCGTACCGTTCATTAAACAGGGCTGTCTGTTGGGTTAGTGGGCGGTATGCGCCGACGTGCTTTAGTTCTATTCCGTCAAAGTACGCGGCGAGTTGTAACGCGTTCCATGCTGTAGCCGCGAGGCTGTGCAGTTTGCCGTTTGGGGCTTTGATGTCGCGTAATAGGGCTGGTTTGATTTCGCCGTTTTTTTGACCTTGTAGGTCGGTCGGCATGATCAGGGGTAGTACCGGGTAGTCAGTCATCTTGTTTGTCTCCCTTGTCTTTAAGGCCGTTACTGGCCAAGATTCCAGATAAGGCACCGGTTAAAAACAACATCATTGGTGATAGTAACGCCCACGCTGATTCGTCATTAGGGCTGACTTCCAAAGGTTGAATTACAAACAGCAGGCCGTACAACAAAGCTGCAGTCGAACCTAGAAACGCTACGGCTAAAGCAATACCCACGATAAGGATAAGTCTTGCTTTAATTTCGCTGTTAGTTAGTCGTTTCATTGTTCGCACCTTGTGGCTGTGGGTTTGGTTTCGCAGGTGTCACGGGTTCTGTCGTTGCAACTGGTAACAACAAACATTAGGGCCACAGCCAAAAGCGCAACAATGCCTAGCGTTTTCATGGCATCGGGTGGTTGATGTTGTAGACGGACTGCTCAACCCATGCTTCGTATTCGTCGTCGGTCATGAGGCGTTCGGTGTCGTCTACTTGGATGTAGACGGAATCTTGTGGGTAGAGGGCTTTGTATTCGTCAATAGTCATCAGACTGTTCCTTTGTATCCATAAACATAAATTGTTCCGCCAGTCAAAGTTCCAGCACCAGCAGTCAAAATAAAAGATGTATAACTGGTGGCTACACGATGTTCGCCTTGCACAGTTCCGTATCCAGTTCCGGATTGGTAAGTGCCATTTAATAATTTTGTGTAAGCGGCCTTGTTAGGGCCAAATACTTGAATGTGAACGTGCGCAGATTGACCCGCCGCACCGCCGCCAACCCAGTTAAATTGGGTTTGATTGTTGCGAGCCGCTCCGAGTGGCGTATTTGAAGTGGAGTCTCCATAGTTGAGAAAACCGTAATAGCCAGTTGCCGATGCGCCAAGTTTAATGTTGATGTCTGCATCAGTCGAAACAGTACCGCCAGACATAACGATCAGATAGTTGTCGTAGTCAGCCGAAAAAGCACCGGTCACGGTCACGCTTGACACGGCCGTACCAATCGTCTGTGTCTTGACAAGCCACAAGCCGACTGCGTTCATCTGTGCCGCTGTCAGGACTGCGCCCGAAGTGAAATCTGGTGGTGTAGCCATAATGTTTCTCCTTAGAAACCTAGTTTACTTGTGTCAAGAATGCCATAGACAGCACTATCAAGACGGAAAAAGTTGTACACGGAAGCCGAAATCAAATTTAACAACACTCGTGTGTCAGACGGGTCAGCCGAAACAGTTGCACCGTTAACGACAGCCTGATAGCGGACACCACGCAAAACCACATTGACAAACCCGCCAATGTCGCTGCCCAAAACAAGAGCTAACAACGTGAAATTGTTTTGCTCACTTAAAGTAGCGCCAACCGTGTAAGGAACATCATCAGACTGGTCTAACGTTGACTTCACAAAACCAGCTAGATCGGCGGCTTGACTTGTCGTCTGGTCATAAGTGCTTAAAGTAAAAATGCGTGTACCGGTACCGCTGCTTTGGGAAGCTAAACCGTCAGGCTCGACTACAACTTTTGTGGCAAAGTTGTCGGCAATACCAGCAAATTGGATATTGTCAAATTTGAGTTGCGTTACAAATGGCGTAGCTGCCAGAGTGCCATCATTGAATTCGGCTATGGGTATCGCTTCGTCAAGTTCGGCTCGACCTAACCATTGAATGTTCGTGGACTCTTGACCGTAAATTATGCCCTGTTCAGTTTGAATAAGTGTCTGCAAAGTTTGCAACACATTTGCGTTAGTTAAAGTTTGTGCAGACACGAAACTAGAAGCCCTAGTTGCTAAACCAGTTGAATTAAGAGTAATACTGGCGGCAGTACACAAAGCGTCGGCGGCTTGCCACGTCGTATACCCAGCAGGCCACGAAACAGTTGTGACAGTTCTGCCAGCGTTAGCCAAACTGTTTTCAAGGGTTAACGACCAGCGGTCAAGGTTGCTAGTGAAACCGTAGTCAATTTGTAGGTCAGCAACTTTGTTAGATGACTGATAATAATCGGTTCCAGCATAAGTGGCTTTGACCATGATTGAATCGCCAACTGCCAGCGTTGGCAATGTTGACGGGTTACGACCTGACAATTCAAAGTAACTTGCTCGAAACGGGTCTTGCACGTTGGCACGATTAACAGTGAAATTTATTGACTGCAAATCGTTTAATTGGGTGAAAGTTGCGCCAACGACTTTGAATGCTGTCCATGTGATTGAAGCCATTACGCCACCGTGATTGGTAACGGGCCGTTACGAAACATATAGGTCCGTAGAGCTGCGACAACAGCGTTGGGGTCGCCACCGTTGACATTGACCGTGATGTTTGCTCCGCCCATGCTTCCGAGTTTGTCAAGAGGGATGATGGCTTCAGGCCCTTTTTCGCCAATCATGGCAATTGTTGGGCCCGTCGTAATGCCCCCCTCGGCAAGTCGAGGCAGTTTCACATCTGGGATCGTTCCGAAGTTAACCCACGGCCCGGCGGCTTTGTCAATGCCGTCAAGAATAATGTTTAAGCCTTTGATCGCAAAGTTTAAGCCCTTTTCCATTGCCGAAATGACTGCGTTGATAACACCCTTGAACGCTCCGCCAATGCCATCAAAGATCGCCTTGCCAAGATTGGCTAGTTCAGCAAACCCTGTTTTGACTGCACCGAACACGAACTGGACGACGCCCCACCAAGCCATAAAGCCAGCCTTGATTCCGTCTACTGCTTTACCAAATATGTCAAATTTCGCTTGCAATACAATTAAAATTGCAATGATTGCGGCAATAGCAACTGCCATTAAAAAGATTGGGTTTGCTAACAAAAGCGCATTGAACGCAGCTTGTATTGCGGCAAACGCTTTGGTTGTTGCAGCCCATGCTGTTGTTGCGGCATTGACAGCAATAATGGCAATAGCCAAACCGCCGATAACAGCGCCCAGAGTTACTACTAACGTGGTGTTGTTGGTTACGAAGTCGGCAACAGATTTGAACGCTGGCAACAATTTGTCAACTATGGGGAACACGGCGGCGCCGATTGATTCTTTGAATTCGCCCATTTGAATGGTGAACGATTTCATTTTGCCCGATGTCGTGTTCGCAGCAGTAGAGGCTTGGTTCTTAAATGTGCCGGCAAGACGACCGAAGATCTCGTCAGCATCTCCGCCTTCTTCAATGAGTGAGGCAAGTGCTGGGTCTAGTTTTTTCAGTGCTGTGAAATTGCCGTTGTAGGCCTTACTCAACGCGTCGGAAACTGCACCCAAGTCTTTTCCAGTACCTGTTGAGACATCTAGCGCAAGGTTGAGCAAATCTTGGGCTCGGGTGACATCCCCTGTCCCTCGAACCAGTTTGTCGAGTGCTGGGCGTAGTTCGTCGTCTGTTACTGCTGCAGCGATTGAAGTCTTAGTAATAAACTCCTCAACTGCTGAGATCTGTGCATCGGTTGAGCTGGTGACATTCTTGAGAGTCGTGCCGAGTTTTTGTGCTGCAGCGTCATCTTCGGCGAACGCTTTGACAGCATCAAAAGCGACAGCGCCTAAAGCTGCGATAGCGAGCCCTGCAGGGACTGCAGCCTTCTTAATGGCAAACGCTGCTTTTTGACCGTTGGTTTCAAGTTTCTTAAAGTCGGCAATTGCTTTGTCAATGCCTTTGGGATTCCACTCAGAAATAATTGGGAGGTTGATTGCCATCAGTTGAACTCTCTTTGTGCATCAACCATGAACTGGTCAATGATCGGCTTCAAGGCCCGTTCAGTTTCGGCGACCATCTGATCTATGTCTTTCCACATATAGCGCGACGGTTCACCCTGAAGAGCTGACGCAAAATTAGGTCGGCGATACTTTGACTCTCGGCGCGACTTAG